TCCTCGATGCGTGATTTGACCCACTGGCCTGAGGCTTTACCCTCGGCATTATAGTAGGTGCTGATGCCGCGTACAATGAACGGATCGGGTACCACGCGCACCATGTCGTTATCGGGCGCGTAACCGCTGATAGCGGCTTTACGCCTTACTATGCGTATTGAGTCTGCGACTGTGGTGTGGTGTAGTTGTAACGCTCTAGCAGCAGGACGTATGCCGCCGTATTCATTGATAGCTTGGATTATTTCTTTTTGCCTGTCGTTGGCAAAAGCCAAAAAGCCATCTTCGATAATCATTTGCGTTCCAGTTCAAGGATGTAAACGCCCAATTTAGCAGCGTTGTCCCTATCTAAGCAAATGCCACCGTCAGCTTGCTTTTGTATCGTCAGTGTTGGTTTTGTCGGCTGGAGTGTTTGCTGGGTCTGACATGCTGTTAAAATGAGCAATGTACCAGTCAGCAGGGTTTTCTTCAATTGCATCGCGCAACCTTTGGGCTTTCGCCTGTTCTCTTGCCACAGCCCACCTAACTACTAATAGTAGCAGGCGGTCTATGAAAGCAAAGAGTGAGGACATTACTTTTTGTCCGCTGTGAATACGCCTAGCGTACCGATAGCGGCTAGTCCTAATGCTACTATCGCCTCGCCTTGCTCTGGTGATAGCGTTACGCCAATGGCGGTTAGTAGCGCTACGATACCGCGCCATGTTGATGCTTCTTTAAGACGTTCAATTAAATATGCTTTCATAATGTTTTCCCCTTTTGAAAATCGAGTAATGACAGACCGCCAGTATACTGGCAATGCGCCGTCTCCTTAAATTTGCCAGTCCATCGACCAGCCCATTCAAGTCCTACGCTTTCTGCAATGGCACCGCAGGTTGCAAACAAACCCTTATCGTTCCATTGGCATTTGCCATTAACGATGGGGCAGAAGTCAAACGCTACACGCCAGTTATGGAATGACTGACCTGCCTTAGCGTTAGTTACTATGTTACCAGGCTTTGTACGGCCTTGATTATAAAGGGCTGTTTGACTGTCTGCATCACGATACGTGGATGTTATCAGTACGTCAATACCTTTCTTATCACAATCTTCGATAAAAGCCTTGCACATGGCAGCGACTTTAGGATGTAAATCAGACAAACTACGGCTATTTACCAAGGTATAAAGTCCCCATTATGATGCCACAGACTATGAACCATACCACGCGCTCGACCCACGCGCCTGACGCATGCGTCACTTCAACCTTGGTCACGCGGCCTTCTAAGGCGCGGTGATGGTCGTCGTAGTTGTCCATGCGCTTGAACAACGTAATCATGCGTTCTTCCATGCGGGCCAATGAAACAATCGCCTCAGACACTTTGTCCAGCTTTTCTTCAATGCGGTTAAGGCGTGTTGTTTGATCGTCCATATTAAATCCTTATTGTGCAAGTGCGTTTTGTTGTTGTTGAGTTGCAAGAGTGTTGACACCTTGGCGATACGCAGCCATAGGTAAGTTGCGGCCAAAGCCTTCAGCGATAGGTAGTTTAGCCCCTGCACCTGAGCGCATTTGATTAGCCAGTCTGTTAGCTTGACGTTCTTGCATACTAGTTGCGGCGGCTTTACTGCCCAAACCAGCAGCAGCAGTGTACGCACCCCAAGGACTTACGGCGGTAAAAATGGCCGCAGCAGGCGTCATAGGCGTAAACTTGGCCACAGTATTAAGTAGGGACTGTATCTTACCGCCTTTAGCGGCCTCTTTAATTTGTGCTTGTTCTTCTTTAGAAAATAAACGCATTTTCTTATCGTTCTTAGCCAAGCTAGATATTTGACTAGCAATAGCTTTACCTTTGTCGCCTTGAGATAGTTCAGCTTTCTCAATGATGTCAGTAAATATCTCGCCTTTCTTCATGCGTGAGTAATCTTGACGTGCGTTTTTCCATGCTTCAACGGCTTTCTTATCGCCGCCAACAATCGCTGACGCAGGCGCGTTAAGAACGAAATCATCAAACTCATCCATTAAATTCATTGCTACTTGGCGTTCGCGAGGATCTGCGCTAGTTTTTAAGCCTCCAATAACTTTACGCAACGTAGTTATTTCAGCTACATCCTTAACAGATCCTGAAGTTAATTCTTTAATTGCCGCCGCAACATCCGTATTAGGCCTAACTACGTAACCTAAATCAGTACGTAATTTAGCTGGTAAATTAGCAAAGTGTGATTTAAACGCATTAGGGTCTAGTTGGAAGCCTGACGCATCTAACGTATCGTAGTTGGCTTTTGCACGAAGGGCTAGTTGATCCGCAGTCGCTGCTTGTTGACGTACGTTAGGACGTAGGTTAGTAAGCGTACCTGTGGCTGCGCCCGCTGCAAGGCCTAGCAATGGATTGCCTGACTTCTCTGTCACGCCTTGTGTCACCGCAGCAGATGTAGGCGCAGTAATAACTTGAGACAGCGGGGCTTGAGACATAACTTGACCAGTGCGGCCTAACATGCCTGGCACTGCTTTAACTAAACCTGCGGCAGATGATTCTATACCCGCTGGTGATAAAGCACCGCTGGCAACCTCAAGCATACGTTCGCTAGTAGTTTCAGGTCTAGGGCCACCTAAATAGTTCTTAATGACTTCAGATGTAGGACGTACGTTTTTACCGGCAAGTGCATTGTAAGCACTTATAACCGCGTCACTTATAGGCACTGCCGCAGAACCAATCAAAGCACCAGCAGGCACAGTGATAGGTGCGGCTGGGCCACCTAAAGCACCTAACGCTGCACCAGCAGTAGCACCTAGAACACTAGGCGCTGCACCGCGCAACGTAATACCTGCGCCACGCGCAAGTGATTCCATCTTGGTAGTGGGCGGCGCAATATGCGCTAAAATTTCATCCGGAGAATAACCTTCGTTTAGTGCAGTTGCAATCTTAGGGTCTTTATCTTTAATATGCTCAATAATTTCCGCGTCAGAATACCCTGCACGACGAGCTGTATTAATCTGATCTCGATATTTATCGGCCATATTACGTCCTATTTAAATATTTCATCTAAAGTCTTAGCACCTTTTTTAGCCGCATTAGCTCGGCCTTCAGGTATGCCCGCCGTGTAATCGGTTACTTCAACGCTATAAGGAAGAATGGTTTTAGTTTTATCTTCAACTGTTTTAACCATTTTGTTATGCTTAGTAATAGCGTTTTGCGCGGCTCTGTTATTAATGCCAAGAATTTTACGGATAGCTTTTTCGTCCATTTTAATGTCGCCCGCAGCGGCTTTCAATGCGTATTCCCTATCAGCATCAGATAAGCCAGTACCCGCACCAAATTGTTTAATAATTTTAGCGGTGTTAGCAGCCATTAATGCACCGTATGCTTGTGAGTTTTGTGCGGCGTCAGCGTAACCAAAATCAATACCAGCTTGGCTAAGACCTTGGTTAAGCGTAGTAAAGAAGTTAGCGCCTACACCAGTAAGCATACCTTTATCTAATAAGGTTTTACCGACCATATTAGTAGCTAGTATTTGCGCCGCGTCTTCTGCGCCAGCTTTACTAGTTTTTAATATTTCAGCTTGGTCTTTGCCTACTTGTTTCTCAAATTCTTTTTCTTGCGCATTATTTACATTAACTACAGTGCTAGCCGCAGGTTTATTGTATGTAGGAGCTACTGAACCTTGAACCGTTCTAGCTTTACCTGTTATTGGGTCTATGCTAAGTACACGTGTAGAAGGTATTCCACCAACCATTACATTTTGTTGGTTTTCAAATTTAGGCAATAGTTTGTCTGCTTCAAGTGCAAGACTTGATGCCCATTGACGGATAGCGTCAGGGTTTTCGCCTAACGCTGTTAGTTCTGCTACATCGTCTTCAACGTCTTCACCAAGCATCATACCTGTTTTACGGACGGTGTTAATTGCGTTAGCTAAAGTAGGGTTACCAATAATTCTACCCACGGTGCTTTTATATATGCCGTGTGCTTTAGATATGGCATCTAATTCAGCAGTTTTACCTGCACGTTTATCAGCGTTAACTTTAGCCGTAGACTCCGCTAACGATTTAGCTTCATCTAAATATCCACCTTTAATTAATGCGTTAATTTGTGCATCAGGAGTCATGTCAGGCGTAAAACTGCCAAACAACGCGTTTCTACGCTCAGTGTTTGCAATGCCGCGTTGATACTCGTCCATTTTTAATTGGTTAAGTTGATTAGCTTGTTGTGCATTTTGCATTTCATACACTTTCGCCATCTGATTGATAGGCGATTCAAACTGTATGGGCTTAACGCCTAAAGCAATATTTGGGTCTATTGGCATAATTTATTATCCTTTAAATAACCATTCCACCGCTTACGGACGAATAGTAAGGGTTTTCGCCGCCGCCGACAATATTGCCACTTTGCGGAAGCAATCTGTTCAACATTTGATTTTGATTGTACGTGTTAGCTACGCCGCCTAAAGCGTTAGACCATGCGTTAGCACTACCCACGTAACCTGATGCGCGGGCGTTACCTGCGCCCATGTACGCATCGCCAGCTTGGTTAGCATAGTTTTGACCTGCTGCGCCTACTTGATTAGCGGCAGTCTGCCCTGACCCCATTAGACTTTGTAATGGGTTAAGTTGGTTAGCACGATTGGTTTGGTAACGGTTAAACGCGTTTTGATATTCTTGTGACCCCATCTCTTGACCGTAACGTGTGGCACCACGTAATGTAGCACCTGACAACAAGCCGCCCCTAGACGCTGCCGTACGATCCAACGCTTTCATGCCTTCTGCTATACGGAACGCATAGCCCGGATCTTGTTGAAAATCCTGCATGCTAAAGTCTTTAGTGTACTTACCGCCAGCACCTGGCGCTAACCCCATGTAATCCAGTAGTTTGTTTTGCGCCGACAGCCCCGCCTCTCGGAAGGGCTTTTGCAGTTCGATGTTCTTATAGTACATCTCTTTCTGAAGGTCAGCCGCTTGTTGCGCGGAGGCAGCTTGTGTATTGGCTGCATTTTTAGAGGCTTTACTGCCTAACACGCCGCCAAGTATGCCTACGCCTGCAGATAATAAATCGCCGCCGGTTATGCTACCTACTAATTTTCCTATCCCACTAAATAATCCCATGATTACTTCCTTTAGTTATTTGTCATTATTGCACAAACTCTACAACGTCGCCTGCATTTAAGCCATCTACAAACGTAACTGTTGAGGTATTGGTTTCAATATAATTCAATGTGGCTATCTGTTTAGATCCGTTGACTAGCACGCTTAAGCTGTTGTTACCTACAGAATAAGTGAAGCCTACGGTAAACACAGTCTGCCCTGCTGTCGCTACTTGAACATCTTGACTGCCTGCGGAAGGTAATCCTGTAATGTTATCCATAGACCACAATTGCACACCAGTAGATGTTTTTAGCACAAGTTTATAAGCTACAGGACTTAGCCAAATTTCGTTTGCAGGCCTACCTGCGGCATCTAAAACAATGGGGTTTGAGTTAGCTGTTGAACCTGAGCTAGTGGTGTAAGTTGTAAGAGGGGAAGTTGTACCAGCAGCGTAAGAATATAAAAGACCGCCAGCTAAAGGAACGCCATTATTATCAAAGAATTGCCAGCCTGCGCCGCCTAAAGGGGATAGGTTAAGTGCCATATATAACTCCTAATGTAACAATAGCCCCTAATGTCGTGGCTAACCAATCATAAAAATCTGCGGTATGATTAGGATGCTTGTAATCATACCATTCTTTTGCGCCCGCTACTATAGTTACAAGCAGTAAAGCCCAGTAGCTTATGACGAAGTACGCTACAAACGCCAAGATAGCACCTACGTTAAAATGTGCTTGTTTGTCCATCGGCACTGGTATGCGTGGGCTGGACAACTTCATTAATAATGCAAATAGTTTTTCTATCATACTATGCTCGTTATAATCCCGTCAGTGACGGTAACTGTTTTTGAATCAACGGTAGTAAAACTACCTGTTGCGCCTATGTCTTTAACGGCTATTGTACCTAGCCCTAAGTTAGTTCTGGCCGTAGATGCACTGGCTAAATCCGATAAGTTATTAGCCCTGTACGCATAAGTTGTGTCTGCGCCTGTTGCAGTCACGCCTAAGTTAGTCCTGGCTGTGGCAGCGTCTGTACCATTAGTGCCACCGTTAGCTAATCCTAATGTGCCTGCAAGCGTAACCGCACCTGTTGTTGTTGCGATAGGTGTCAGCCCTGTAGTGCCTGCACTAAACGACAACACGCCCGTGTTGGCTATGGCAACATTG